TTCAAAGAACTTTGATTCAGAAAGAATGTCTGACTCTTTAACGGTAGAACTCTTTCTTAGTTTTTCTAAAATGCTCATAATATCTCCTGTTTATGCCACTGTTCATCATTGTATACTAGATCAAACAAAATGTCAACTGCCATTTGCGATAGCGTGTAATTTCTTTCGGTACGCTTCAATTTTTGCTTTACGATCAGGCCAATAGATGTATTCTTTTGTGTCTGCATCTTTGACAAGGTTGTTTAGCAGCGGTTCAATTGATTTCAATAGGTCGTCTATGATCTGCTGATAACCTTGCGCGGCAATCAAAATTGCGGGTTGCAAGTCTTTTATAATAGGTGCTTTGATCTCGTCTTCGCTTGCGGATGTAAATCCGAAATCAAAATCAAAATCAATTTCTGTTGCTTGTTTAGTTGCCATTTAGAAAGTCCTCCAATGTTGACATGTGTTCTGTTTTCCATTTAATAACACTAGTGATGCTCCTAATAGGATCAAAGAAAGCTTTATCGAATTGTAGATTGTAATCAATGTATCTCTCTAGCTTCAACTCTGGTGGTAGAACACCAGGACAAGAGATTACATTTTCACGAAACGAATTCGGCAGCTTCATATAACAGAACTTGATCTTCTCGCCTTCTTTAACTGTTGCGTACTTACGATCAAGATTGTTTTCACGCAGTAGAGCATTATACACTAGGGCTCCACGCACATGCATCGGTGTGCCGTCAGTGTATATCTTTTTTTCATCACTGTATTTAAGAATGCCGTTGCAGCCACGAGGAAAGGCAACCTCTTCAAACTTCAGCTTAGAGAATTCATCTCTAAACGTATCAATAAACTCAATAAGCTTACCGTTGTTACCTTGCATGATGATCTTGAGTGCAAGCTTAATCTTCTCTCGACACGAATACGGCGTCGAGGACTTAACAGCTTCGATGCCTTTCATGTATAGCTTAGGCTCATCATACTTAACGCCTTCGCTGTCGTACACGTTCATGATGTACTTCTTCTTCGCAATGAAGATAGCAGTGTCACAAATGTTCTCACGCTTCATCTTCATCTGATTGACATAAGAGTTTGTGTATTCTTTCAGGCGTTCAAACGACTTGTTAATCACAGGCTCTAGTTTATCAGAACAGACCTTGTTCACAAACTCTGTGACTTTCTGCACATCTGACGTATCAGTAAACACAGACTTGACTAGATCGTCCAGCGAGACGAACACAGAGTCGGTGTCGCAGTACACAACATACTGCTTATCTGTTGTCTTAAGAAGTTTGTTAAGATAAGCATCAATGTCTTGTGCAACCCAACGAATAGCTAACTGACCATGAATAGTGATACCTTCTGCGTAATCATTCTGATAGAAACGAAACGCTGGATTACCAGTAGCACCGAACAAACTGTTAAGAACAATCTTCTTGACTAGCTGTAGATTGTGATAGCGAGAAACACCGTTAGAATCGTTAGCTTGCTTTGCTTCTTTCTTAAGTTTGTTATACTCGACACGTTCAGCATACATCTTCAACACGATCTCAGGGAATAGACCTTGCTTCTCTTTGTTCCACAAAGCGCCGTTGGCAGACATTGCAACATTATTTTCTTGTAGAATAGATTGCTTGTCAAACTTACCTGCAAGTAGTTCATCAACATTCATCGTGTTAACTTTACCAGCATGTGTTTCTGGCGACATGTTGTTCTGCACGATCAAAGAAGGATACAGACTGTTAACGTCAAACGTTGTGATCCACTTGTGCATACCTACTTTTGGATCACGTACATAAGCGCCAGTGAACTGCGAGTCTTTTGTGCTTTCTCTCTGCAACGGTACAACGATCTTACGATCTAGCAGATAGTTGTGAATGATGATATCCCACAGTCTAATGCTTGTGAACATATCATCATACTTGATCTTAGCGTCATAAGCAAGAGTAAGACCTAGAGCAAGAAGACCTAGCTTCTCTTCTAGACGATCAACTAGTTCAACGTCATGAATATTATATTCGATATACTTTTGAAAGTTGTTGCGACACATCTCAGTCAAGCTACCGTACTCAGAGTAGTCTAGCTTACGTTCACCTAGCTCAGTAAAAGCAACGTGATCTAGTCTATAGCTTTCTTGTTGTGTGTATGTAAACTTCTTGTAGATGCGTAGATAGTCTAGAACACAAACACCGAGCGGTCGATACGTCTGCTGCTCTTTGCCGTTACCGTGAATGTCGATCTTCTTTTCGTCTAACATTCCCCACGGCGACAAACGCTTTGCATGTTCTTTATCTAGCACACGTTCAATACGATTGATGATGTACGGTACGTCAAAGAACTCAATGTTCCAGCCAGTAATAACATCTGGATCAACAGCCTGCCAGTAACCGATGAACTCTTGAAGCAGCCGCTTTTCATCGCTGCACTTCACATACTTCACGTTAGATTGATGGACTTCAAACTCACCGCAGCCAAACGTTGTGATCTTGTCTTTGACTTTACACGTGATAGCAGTGATTGGTTGATTTGCAGTTTCAATATTTGGAAAGCCAGTATCATCGCCATCGGGCGCACATTCGATATCTAGATTGATGATACGAACTGTGTCTAGGTTGTACTGAACTTTGCCTGGGTACTCGTCGTTGAGAAACGGATACAGAAATGAATTCAGACCGTAGATGCTCATGCCACCTACGTCTTTGTATCGCTCGACAAAATCTTTTGCTTCTCGGATGTTCTCAAAAGAGATTTTCTCAGCAGACTTGCCCTCTAGAGTTTTGTACTCAGAGTTTTTCTCTTTGCTAGAGACAAACAAGTATGGAGCGTAATTGACTTTGCGTTGAATTCTGCGGCCGTTGTTGTAACCACGCAGAAAGATAGTGTTGCCTCGTTGCGAGACCTCAGTGTAAAAACTCTCAAACATTCATTGTACCTTCAAGTTGGTAGCTGTAAACGTACAGCGCATATCATCATTATATACGAAAGCGAGCAACTAGTAAAGCGAAAGTTGTTGTACCCGCTGTTGTTCTAGATATTTGTTTAGGCGATCAAAGTACCCACGATTGCGAATGTCTTTGAAGATTAAGTTTTCATTAGAGAATTCTCCAGCTCGGTGAATACCCGCTGATCTCATGGTGCGAAACTTTTCTTTTAGACTTTTAATTTCTTGAGTATGATCGCCAGGTTCGGTTAAAATCTTTTCAATTGTTTTAATGTATTCTTCGATCTTAAGTTTTAGAGCCGAGTCATTATGAAAATCAGGATGGTTCTCAATATTTGGTTTATAGATCCATTTGTTTTTCTTAAGAGAGAAAACGCCTTGATGTGAGGCAACTTGTTCTCTATAGTCTTGAGCATATAGCTCTACAGGATAACCCATGACAGTTAGGCCGGGGTGCTTGTATGCCCATAGTGCTTTCTTGTCTAGAAAGTAATCTACAAGAAACTCTTTGTCAACTGGAATCGCACTAATGTCAACTAGAATGTGAACGTCTAGATCAGAGTATGGCGTATAGTTGTAGTTGGCATTACCTCCAGTGAGTGTAATGTCTCGTACTGCACTTTCTGGAATACGAGAGAACTCTGCCCACATTTTGCCAATTTGTAAAAGCCTGTCTAGAACTTTTGGCTTCATCGTAGCGTTTTCTTCCCAGATAGTGGGATTCAACTCATCATGATACTCTAATGTGAGTTGGATGTCTTCATTAAGATATCTGTTAAATTTACGCATAGTTTGCCTTTTCTGTCTCTACGAGTATTTATAAATATGCGAGTAAGGCATTCCAACAAAGGAGAAGTGTATATGTCACTAATTGATCTACAAAAGAAGATTGGCGTAACAGCAGACGGCGCTTGGGGTCCAGGCACATTCAAGGCTGCCGTAGCGTTCTATAAGTTACCAAAGAATCGCGCTGCTCACTTCTTTGCCCAGACTGCCCACGAATCAGGCAACTTTAAGGCATTCTCTGAGAACCTAAACTATTCTGCTGATGGTCTAACAAAGATTTTTCACAAGTATTTCCCAGACCTAGATCACGCTACGCCCTACGCTCGTCAACCAGAGAAGATTGCTAACAAGGTATATGGTGGTCGTATGGGCAACGGCGATGAACATTCTGGCGATGGTTACAAGTATCGTGGTCGTGGCGCACTACAACTAACTGGCAAAGATAACTATAAGGCATTCTCTGACTACTGTAAGCGTCCAGACATTATGACCAACCCAGACCTAATCTCAGGTGAACTTGCATTTGAGTCAGCAATGTGGTTCTTCGAAAAGAATCATATCTGGGAACTCTGCGACAAGGGTACAGACGATGCTACAATTACTGCTGTTACAAAGAAAGTAAACGGCGGTACAATTGGTCTAGAAGACCGCATCAAGCATACACATCAGTACGCTGGTTGGCTCTAAAGAATCGGGGGGAGTTTTAGCTCCCCCCTTTTCATATCACTTCTTCTTGCTATCAGCAGTCTTATCTGCTTCATCATTAATATCAATCTTCTTCGGCTTTTTATGCTCTGGGATAATGGCTTCGAGCCAAATCTTGAGCATACCGTTTAGAAGTTGTGCATTACGAACTTCAACAGAGTCAGCAAGTGTGAACTGACGAGTAAAAGCACGATCAGAAA